GTATGAATACATCGGAAGCAAAGGTAGAGATACCAACGTGAGTACTAACTCCAGAAATTGTTTGTTGTAGTCCACCAACCTTGGCTAACTCTCTAGCTCTTGACATAACGTTCCACTATTAGAAATTCCTATCTTTGGTATTTATACCTCGGTCAGGTTTATCTTGTATTTTTTGCCCGTCCGATTATTTTTCATGAATATATTCTCATCACCCTCTTGAAGTGTCCAATCACCCCAAGTACCATCCACATCATTTTGACTACCCTTGTTAGAGAAGTGCATATCCATTGTGTAGATATTGTTCCATCTCACACTATTAGATCCAAGATTATATGTAGAATGAGCAGACGGAACTATATTACCTGCTGCAGTGATGGCAGCAACTGATATAGTAGGAGAACCAGTCAATCCTGTTGCATCACCTGCGAACGTAGCAGCAGTTAGAGTGTTTGAACTTGGATTATATGTTAGAGAACTATCTGTCCTTACAGCTTCATTGCCAGTTGCAGAATCAGTGAAGGTAATATAATGGGATGCGTTGGTAGTATCTGTAGCAGTTAGTGTTACTGTGGTTGCATTTAGTGAACCTGTGATTGCACTGCCAGGTATGTCTGTTAGTGATAAACCTGATCCCGCAAATTCTGTAGCATGTAACGTGCTGTTTTGTGCATCATATCTAAGTGCCGTATTAACCTTTGCTACATAGTCACCGTTTACATCGTTGACAAAAACGACATAGTTTGTAGTGTCAGAATTTTCAGTTGAGACTGTTATACTGCTTGCTGCTCCAGCAAATGCTCCATCAAAAGTAGTAGCAGTTATGATACCAGTAGACTTTACACCATCACATTGTAATTGATCGCTTACAACTATTCTTACTGCGTCAAGCACCGATGCAGTTGAGAATCCTACAGAGTATAGATCACCAGTTACTTTACCAGTAACATCACCAGTTATATTACCAACAAATCCACTTGCAGCAGTTATAATACCAGTAGCATCAATATTATCACTCTTTAGAATGATGGCGGTTGATATCCCAGCTGAATGCAACGGACCTTTGAATGACATTGCCGTCACAATACCAGTTGCATCTATTGTGGTAGCATGAACCTGAGTTATCGTACCTAAACCAGAGTTTATATTACCAGAAAGATGACTTCCTGTTACGTCACCAACAACTGGTCCAGTATGTGTACCTGCTGAATTTCCTGTTAGATCTCCAGTTACATTACCTGTAAGATTACCTGTAACATTACCTGTGAGTGCTCCTGTAAATACGCCCTCTGCTGCACCTAATGTGCTGATACCACTGACATTTATATACTCAAACTGTCCAGTCGGTGATATGGATGCAATACCTGCAGAAGGTTGAGTTACTGTTAGACCAGAACCAACACGTAATGTGTCTACTTCTGAAAATGCTACGTTACCTGTGCTATCTTGAGTCTGTATCTTACCAGAAGTCTCTGCGAATATTGATACAATACCTGAATTTGTGTCACCTATCGGCAGCTCTCTGAACGACAATCCTAAACCAACTCTTATTGTTGTAACACCTGTTATTGGCGTGAAGCCTGCCTTATCCTGAAAATCAAATGGTGTTCTATTCAGAGTTATAGTAGCAACACCTATCTCATTACCACTAAAAGTTTGTTTGGTTTGTGATATGCTTACCTGATTACCAGTAAAATTAAATTTTGTGATAGATCCAGCAAATCCAGTAGGAGTTACACCCTCAACCTGAACATCAAGACCATTTATAGTTCCTATACCAGTAAAATATTTTTCTTCCCATCGACGAGTTCCATCAATGTCACCCATCAACATATAATCATTATTACCTGGTAACCCTAGATTGGGTTCAGCTTCTTCCAAACCAAGGAATGATGGAAAACCATCAGTCTGTTTTCTAAACGTCGATAAACCTGAGTAGCTGGTTACACCAACTCTGCCTGAAAGAAGTCTTCCCATTACTTAGCATTCTCCAGTATACTAACTATGCATTTCTGAGTATTAGCAACATCACCTTGAATTTTTAGGATATCGCCTGATTCTAGTGCTAATCTACCTTCAATGAATGTCATTGAGTCTTGATGTGGAATCCTACCAAGTTGTACGATAGGAGTGTCAACTGAGTCTCTACTAAGAGAAGCAGTAAATGAAGTCACTGAAGATGATGTGCCGACATTAGCTACATTACCATAGATGACCAGTGCAGAAACCCCTGCAGGACATGTATAGATTCCAACCGCACTAGTGGTTAGAGTATGTGTAACAGTCTTGAATTGATTTGTTGGAGCTGCTGCCATTTTATAAATTGCCTCCTAATGCTATTAATAGTGGTGTGAGAGTTGACTGTACGCTCTTATCAAAAGTGTCACCTGTAATCTTATCTGTTTGTTGATTGACTACAAAGTTATCACCTAACTTTAGATTACCTTTCTCATCAGTCGATGAGTAGATAATTTTACCTCCTTGTTCTGATACAGTTTGGTTCTCAGGAACTGAGACACCTCCCTTTATAGGACGGGCAGAATCAATTGCTAAACCAGATCCAACATGCTCAAAAACATATGATGAGGCGTTGATAAATGATTGTTTAGCAAAAGGCACTGTTGATCCTACACCTACAGTTGCAGGTACAGACTTATCGAGAGTAATCGTCGATATGCCAGATACAACAGGGGTCGCACTATTTATAGTATGATAAGTAGGCGATAATGAAGCGGTTGCAGTAGCAGTGACCCCCGACGAAGGAGCTGATATAGTCACTGCTGGTGCAGACCGATATTGTGATCCTTTACCTGTTATGTTTATCGAGGTAATAGAACCAAATCCGCTTATAACAGCACTACCTTCAGCAGTTATACCATTTGTCCCTGACGGATCACCAAAGGTTACAGTTGGTGGATTCGTCGCAGTATATCCTGATCCAGCAGAAGTTATAGAAATACTTGTTACTTCATTGAATAACTCACCCAAATATAAGACCTGTCCAGAGTAAGGTCTGATTGTTAGGTTAGCAACATTGATGATATTGTTATCAGTTGATACAGTAGCAGTAAGAATACCAGATTGATGTACAGTGCCTACCCCAGAAGAGATAAGACCAAAAGTACCAAAAGATGCTTCAGAACTGTGAACGTCTGCAGTTGCACCCGTGACACAAGTGATAGCAGCCTGATTACAAATACTGTAAACTGAATTGAGTTGTGCATGACCATCGTTTGAGACTGTAACACCTATACCACCTTGATTGTACATTGTGTAAGAGTCAGCAGTGATGGACTTCTCTCCCTCTGCATGATTACCATCCACTTTCAATCCTATACTATTAGGAACATAGTTAGTACAATTTCTAACCAGTGGAGACTGAGTTACAATACCAACTCCAGATGGAGCAAAGCAAACCATTGAACCAGTGCTCGCAGCACCGATGAATGATAGGTTCTGTATCATAGAACCATTCTTTAGTTCAAATAAGTCTGCCCCTGCATTTGATGGAACTACCTGAGTATTATTGAGTTCATCCCCGTCAATCGTGACATTTGGTGGCACTGTTACAGGATTATTTTCAGTGTATATACCACTCGCAACCCTTATGACATTACCAGCAGCAGATATTGCCGTAGCACCCTCAATAGTTCGTTTTGCTGCTCCCTCAGTCAATCCATCATTACTATCGTTACCACTCTCATTTACATATATTATATTGTTTATCTGACTACCAGTATTTCTAACCCAAATGAGTTCTCCATCACTATCAGCAGATAGTATTGATGCTGCAACACCGATAGTTGCATTACTATCTAAGAACGTGCCACCTATCTGAACAAAACCGTTAGAAGTATCACTACCATTACGTGTTACTTGTAATAAGTATTCTGGAAGTGTACTACCTATACCTACTCGTTTATTTGTAGGATCAAATACAAAATTAGATGCACCACCAAATCTATTATTTGATTTCTTGAATTGTACAGAGTCAACCCCATCCGATGCGTTCTGGAAATTATCAGTCCAAGATACACCTGTGCCAACAGATATTAAAACGTCTTGATTATTACCAGCAGCATTATTTGAATCATAAAACTGCCCAGTAACTCTTGCAGTGCCTACAACATCAAGATTTCTTTGAGGTTGTGTGCTACCTATACCTACGTTAGCTGCTGCTACAATACCATCAAAATTTGCTGTACTTGATGCTACGTCAAGTCCATACTTGGCATCTGTTTTACCAATACCTGTAAGATTATTATCGGCATCGACAATCAGAGCCTGATCACCGACCTCTAAACCTTTTTCTACAGCAAACTTTTTATTTACTGAAGCCATCTACTAACTACTCCGTCGTATGTGTATTTATCAACTGATACGCATAATATAGGCAATTGCATAAAATGGTGGTAAGTTCTTATTAGTGCCAGTTGAGCCTTGAGTATCCGTGGAAGCTGTGACCCCAATTCCTGTTGTAGCAGTAACGTTTGTTATACTTACGCCAGCGTCTGCAGAAGCATTTGTTATAGTAACAGCAGCATTATTTGTGTTAGCAAAAGAACTGACTGTTGCATCATCAGTAAATGATGTGCTCAACCCTGTTGTTGTTCCTGATTGAACATCATTACCAACGTTAGATGCACCACCAGAAGTAGTAACACTCTCATTACCATCAGATGCACTATAAGCATGAGTGTGACTCATCTCATGGTTGTGTGCAGAACTTGTTACACTGTGTGAGTGATCTCCACCTCCGAGTGTGTTTGCGTGAGAGTGAGTTCCACCACTAAGTGTATTAGTATGTGAGTGACCTGAATCACTAATGAATGTACTAACTGTATGCTCGTGAGAGACAACTATTTGATCAGTCTGACCTCCAGTCTCTCCTGCTGAGTAAGCACTACCACGACCAACTATAAACCTATCAATAAGATTTGGTGTACCATTAGTTCCATCACATAACTGCCAGTTTGATGGAACATTACCATCAGTTCCTGACCACATAATGATACCACCTATAGGTATGATACCATTACCAGCAAAAGATGTAGCAGTACACACACCTGCAGCTTTTACTCCACCATCTACAGTGAGTGAACCTCCAGTATAAGAGTCACCTGTAACTGAACTTGCACCACCAACAGTTATGTTGTTGGTAACTGCTGCAGTGTGTATTGTTAGGGTTGAACCAGACCATGTGAAACTTGAACTATCCTGTAACTCACCACTAGTGCCAACAAGAACTAAACGACCAGATGTGAGGTCGTCAACCTTTATACTGTCAACACTTGCATTTCCAGTTACACTAAGAACCTCACCTGAATCAACAGAGGATTGACCCACTGCTAATTTTTCAAATGCATATGCCTCTACACCACTCTCTGTAGAGATAGGTCCGAACTGTTGCCACCTATTAGTTCCAACCCCAGATGTTCTAACCCATCCAATGTAACCACCAGGCGTGTGGTTTGTTGCGAATAATATATTGTCTTGTGCTTGTGTTTGAGTGGGTTCTGATGATTGAACACCAAGGAATACAACACCTTGTGTTCCTGCTCTGTTACCTCTAAGTTTTAGATCAACTACATCAGTATTACCATTACTATAAAGGTTTTCATTTACTGCTAAATCATCCGAAGTTACGGAGTTGAGTAAAAGAGACTTAGGTAAAGATGATCCTGTTGGTGCGGTATCAAACTCATCTATTGTGCTATTACTCTCACCAGTAACAGCGTCTGTCCTATTACGTCCAACATAAAACTCACCCTTATCATTCATACCTGTAAAGACTACCAATCCACCCCTTGTTTGAACTGATTGTGCAACTAATTGTTGCTCGTCCGAAAGTATTCTATCTTGTGCCGATGGCATTGCAGTAGAATAATTACCTGGTCCGAACCCAACATATTCAAATGTATGTCCAGATGCACGTATAGTAGAATATCTTCTTGACTCTACAGGTAATATTTTAATTCTTTGTACCGCAACATTCTTGTCATGATTTGTTGCATTGGTTCCCAATACACCCCTTATGATTGAGTCACAATCTTTATTAGATATTCTTACAATCTCATCTTCTATCTGAAGATAGTCTCCTCTACGAAGTAAACTCTTCTCAAGCACCGATATAGATGATGTTGTTGTAGTAAGACCTGTCGTTAGTGGTGTGGTAACTCCACCGTATATTGGAATAGTTTGATTATTACCTCTTGCTGATATACCAGCACCATGTGCATAAGCAGTAGCACCGCTAAATGTGGGAGTGCTACCTAGAGCACCCATACTTACATTTACTGAAGAACCATAACCAATTCTATCTGTAATGAAGAATGTGCCATTGAATTCTGTATTTGCATTATTGATAACAATCTGATCACCTCTTCTCAAACCAATATCAGAGTGTAGTGTGACAGTAGCAATACCGCTTGTTATATCATATTCTATATTATTGATAGCAGTGGTAACACCCACATGGTATATAAATCCACCACTACTGCTATCATCCGCAGTGCCTGTGTAAGAAACTCTTTGAGCTTCATCTACTCCAGTTATTCTGTAAATACCATTATATCCATCACTACCCACACCAACAACTTGAATAGCATCACCAATATTATTATTGATTGCATCTATTCTAACAGTTGCATCTGATCCAGAGGAAGCGAAAGGAACTCCCCTAACAGTAACAACATCGTTGACACTGTACCCTGATCCGTGATTGTTTATGTCAATACTGGTTATGACACCACTTGAATTAACAGTGACATCAGCAGTAGCACCTTTACCTGTCCCCCCGATCAAATCTACATTGAACCAAGAAGTAGATGGAGTATAGTTAGTACCACCATTGAGGTCAGTTACAGTTAGAATTGCATTGAACCCATGTTCTACTGCACCATCTAATCTAAGAGTAGAACCAGAAACACTCGCACCTGTTACACCGATACCAAGATTAGTTTTTTCTAGGAAAGAATCAATTCCTTCTCTAGAGATACTATTTGCAGGATCATTCGTTTGTACAATACCAATATCATCTCTCCTAGCATATGATACTGAAGCTGGTGGATCAACAACAGGATTATCTACACTTACTTTAGGACGTAAATCATTTACATTCTGTGGGAAGAAATTAGAAGCAGTTGAGAATGGAGATATTGAGGGTTGTGCAAGATATGAAAGTAAAGTTACATCATAAACACCATCCTGTAAATTTCTCTTATACTCTTGTATCTCTTCATTTGTGTATATTTGATACGCTCTTCCAAAATCACGTTTATTGAAAAATGGAGCAAAGGTTCTACCTGAACCAACTATTGATTGATCATGTAGTGTGTATGGAACATTTGTAGTGATAGTTGATATACCACCTGGATTTGTGTTTATACCAATTCTAAATGTTCTAGCATCATCTATCGCTAAAACATCAAACAATCCATTGTATCCACTATTTGCAGTGCCATCAGTATTGTTTGTACTTCTAAGTCTTCTTATCTCGACACCTTGTCCTACAGATAGTCTATGTGGGAATTGTGATGTTATAATACCAGCATTAGAACCAGAACTCCAACTAGCATCCACAATCACACTGTCAATTCTAAGATTAGTTGTAGATGAAATGACTGTGGAATCATTTTTATAACTTACATCATCAGGGAATGATCCAGACTCAGTAATAGAGAATCCATTAGTAGGCGGTGATGCTAGTGATGAATCATCAGGGACTACGTATCTTACTCTGTAAATTTTTTCTAAATCTTTTCTACCATCGGAACTTCTTTGAACAAATGTATTGACAGTTCTAGGTGTAATCTTGGACTGATTAGTTACTATCGCAGATCTAAGTGAGTTGCCAGCACCAACGGTAATGTACCAACCAGTGCCATCCTCATACTGCATTGGATGACCAGGTTGACCAGGATTTTTAGATTCTACGGTAGAAACTATTCGTAACTTACCACCAAGATTGTTTATTCCACTAAGACTACTACCTGCTATTGCATTGTTAAATGTCGTAGCAAGTTTAATTTGATCTGCATTTAGACCAGAACTTATCACAAAATAATCTCTATTGTATTCTATACCATCTGGTAAATCTCCTGTCTGAGAGAATACTTTTACATTTTCACCTGGTAAAAAGTTATGAGATTCTTCTAAGGTAAAGATATTACTAGTAATAGAATTGATACCAGTGTTACTACCAACAAATACTTCTTTTTTACCAGACGCATATAAATCAGTGTTACTACCTGGTCCAGGCATCAATATGTCAGCACCAAAAGTTGTATTTTCTATCGTGCAGAATAACTTATCGTTTATCTTATTACCAATAGTAAATCCACTAGCAGTTTTATTTGGAACTTTATCCTTTTGTGCATTTCCAAATATGAATAGTTTAGTATCCGTAGATATTCCAACAGTTTTTTCTACATCTATAGATTGCCAATTTATATCATCAATATTACTAAAATTCTTCTTAGGTGGTACGATACTGGTTATGAACGCCTTATCATCCTTAATAAATGCCTCTTTTCTAAATCCATCAGATTCCAATGCTTTAGAACCAAAGTTGGAATTAGAGTTGGTGATTGACATATCACCACCAGCAACTGCCTTGAAATGCTGACCATACCCAATGGCAAAGACAGACACCAATTGCATCACAGAATTGTTAGATGCTTTTATATGGTAGGATTCAAATTTTGGTTTATATCTTGCTAAACTGTCAGTGTGTAGTGTTGTTGTAGTTCCTAATGTTGCTTGATCCTCCCAAGCACCAGATGTAGTGTTGTATTTTACAAATGCGTTGTCGTCTTTCTGTAAAGATATTCCAGTAAACTGAGCAACCAACATGGATTTGAAACCAGTTGCCTTGTCTCCATCACAATGCAGACCACATAATCCAAAGACTGATCGGATAGAGCAGTTGAATATGTAAGGTGAAGATGATGTTACGGTGTCACTCTCTATTGTTACTACAGGAGTAAGTCCACTAAGACTTGGAGTCGCTGTGCTTGTCGGTGTGTTTGCAACAGTGTAGCTGAACTGAGTATCATTAACCACTTGTGATACAACATGACTGCCATCATATTCAGAATTGTTTACACCAAATACTAAAATAGGTGTTCCTACCGCAAGTCTATGTGTAGTTTTAGTTTTTACTGTAACAATAGATGTTGGTGTAGAAGATGATGGGTCTATTCCTGAGTATATGTCATCAATCTCAACATCACCTAATTCTGATATAGCACCAACTATCCTGTTCTCATCTATGAGTTTCTCAAAGTCGTCGTTAGTAGGATATGATGGAAGTGCTCTACCACTGTTCGTACCATATGCTAAAGTTAGTTTAGCATAATACATGTCAAGGTCGGTATTACCCTTACCTGCTACAGTGTTGTTACCATCAGCATATTCAAAGCAGGTTAGTTTATGGTGTGAGAAATTAGGTGCGTAAACATTTTCAGTAAAATCTTTGAATGTTCTATCAGAACCCTCTCCATCAAAAATACTAAATCCATAAAAAAAGCAAGCTCCTGTTACTCTAAAGATAGCAGAACTTGGTATACTGTCATTGAGGGGATCTGGAATATATTTTGGTCTTATTTTAGTTTTTCTTATATCTTGACCAACAATGGATGTACCTCTTGGTAAGATTACACCACCATGAATAGAGTTGTAATGATATAATACGTTATCTACATTCTGTACATCAAAATTAGTACCAATACCAAATTCAGTTATACTTTGAGAAGTTCCATTAACATCAGTTATATTTCCATCGCTGTCAATTTGGTAACCTGGTCTATTATCAATATAGTGTACACCAGGCGATACTAGTATAGTTGTCTTGTCAAACTTATCGTTATCTTTCCCTAATTGATATGAGAATCTCGCAGACTCTATGAGTGCTCTTTGTATAGTTTTGAACGGACGAGTTCTAGAATTACCAGTATTGCTGATATCATCCGTTGCATCAAGTTCCTCAGGGTTCACGTATATAACGTTACCCTGAACATTTTTTAGAAAATTTTCAAGTCTGCTTAGTGGCATTACTTATTAATCCTGACACCATCTCTTCAACTTATTTATACCCTGTCAGATTCGTGGTATCTTCTGGACTAATGGATAGATATCTGTTTCAACTTTCTCCACAATCTCATCGATAATATTAACATCAAGACCTGCGAATGGTGGAACGATGCCAAGTATGCGAAGTAATCCATCTACAAATAATGCTAAACAGGTAAATCCAAGTATCATACTAATCACAGTTGCGTCTCTATTATGCTTACGCATTGACTCCTCATCAATAGCTTTTGCTTTAGCAAGAGCGTCAGCAATAAGAGCATCTACCTCTTTCTTAGTGTAAAAACTTCCTAAAACTGGAATTTCATGAAATTTTATATCCGATAGTGGAAATTTAGGCATGTATGTCATACGTATAATATATCTAGTTCCTCATCTATTCCATCAGCACTTCTTACAACTTGTAATACTGACATAAACTCATCAGTTGTGTCACACTGAACACATTGATAATTACCATGAGAACCAAAAATCTCAAATTTTCTTGCAGCAAGGTTGACTCTAACCTCATCTACAAACTCTTCAAACTCTAGTTTTTGTTGTGCCATGATGTTTTGTAATTCATCCCATTATAGCATATGTATTCAGATATCGCAAGTAACGTCGTCCACAACTGGTAGATCTTTACTGTCGGCAGTCACTTCATAAAATGCTTTGATAGATCCACCAGCATTATTGCGAATAATAACTTTTGCACCATACTGTATGCTGCTGACAAATAATTCTTGATATACTCCAATAGGAGTAAGTTGAACATGAATAGTCTCAGGTTCAATATTTCCTATCCAAGTTTCTGGTAACTCAATAATACCATCAACACTTACTATACCACGTGTTTCCATGATTTTTTATTTTTACTATACCACAGTTTTTGTATTTTGTCCAGTATCATAATTAGGATCCTTAATATTTCTATCTTTATCAGAGGGATCAAGTTTGAGGTTGGGGTCAGGATAATCTTCCCATGTCTCACCTTCATACTCTACAATAAGTGGGTTTATATCATTTCTCTCACCATATACATGATAGAAACAATCAATGTCTGAATCAGATTCTAACACAATTTTCTCACTATCAAATGACTTGACATAAATGTCTTCTTGCTTACCGATAGGTGTAATCTGCACTGAAATACTATCTTCATACACCATATTCTTCCAGTAATCTGGTAATTCAATCGTATTAGAATCTTTTAATCTACCTCTGTGATATATTGCTACCTCTGGACCTTCAATACATGCATATCTCAGTCTATATCCCTCTTTAGTGGGGTGTTTAATATCAAAAGACTTACCAAGTGAATCAGCAGTTCCAAATCTTGAAGCAAGTCTACCCTTATTCAAGCAATCAACAGCACCTGTGACAAAAACATCACCATCAATATAAACTGCATTTGTTGCTTCTTCACCGATTACTTCAACATCACCTTCTACTTGAACTGCTCTACCACTTACACCAGGACTCCAATCTCCAAGTGCAGTCCCTACATTCAAAGTTGCTTTTGCAAAACCACCTTTATGAGCACCTAAAAATGAAGGTCCAGTAGCGACTAGAGTTCCATCGTAAGGTTTATCGCCATTCAGGGTTTCAACTGCCTGATCTAATTTTGCTGGTTCCTCTACACCAATGTAGATTTTACCAGATTCTATGTCTCTAAATCCAGCCATTAGTTTTTCAGTGTTTTAGTTTGAGAATCAAGATAATCACCCAGTACAGGTGGTATCAATTGAGATGTTGGTTCATGAATACGAACAACATTTCCAACCATAACGTTCCATCCTTTAGAAAAAGAAAGAACCTTATCTTTTGCACTTAGCACAACATTCTCTGACTGAGCAATGATACGATTGTCTGCATCAATGTTTATATCGTGTTTTGCTTTGAGTGTGATATCACCCTCATCAGCATTTTTTGCTGACATTCTTATGTCATTTGCTACGACAGAAAATCTACCATCACATTCAATAAGTATATCCCCTGCAGATTTTAAAATCAAAGGTGCTCCATCACATTTTTGAATTATCTGTGATCCCTGTATGGCAGTAGCATCATCACTTGATCTTAGTTCAAATCCTCCATCATGAAAAATACGCATACCTGCACTAGATGATCCATGTAATCCAATATCCTTTATTCTTCTTACATCATCTCTTCTTTCTCTTCCAATAGTGAACACACCATCTTCAGGATGTTGAATTATAATTGGTGGTACATTCGCCATTAGAAACCTCTAGGACAATCAATAACTCTAATAAGTTTAGCGTCTGGAACAATTGGATCTTCATAATCCTGAACCTTAGTAAACTTAGTGATCGGTCTTATTATAGCACCAAACCCTGTGCTTGTGTTAATGGTGAGTTTAGGTAAGTCAACTAAACCAACATCAACTTTTGTATTAGGATCAGATCCTAAAATTCTACCCTTATCATCGAGTATGGGAATTATCACACCCCCACTAGGTGTGGTAATTGTATCGCCTGGTTGATATCCAATACCAGGTGTTACTATTTGAACTCCACCAATCTCACCTATAACATCAATACCATCATCATCCGATGTCCCTGTTCCTATGTCTGTTCCTATGTCTGTTCCTATATCTCCTATGGGAACTACAGTTCCATCAGGTAAAGTTGTTGTGCCAGTGGGAACAGTTGTTTCCTCACCAGTTTCAACATCTATTATAGTGTCGATGACACCTGGTCCTACATATCCCCCACCAGGATTTGTTATGATAATATCTGTTATTTGACCAAAAGTAGGAGAATTTTCATCTAGGTCAACATCAGCAGTTGCAGTAGCACCCTTACCATTATCACAATTATCAGTAATAGTAACAAATGGAGGTGATGTGAAACCAGATCCAAAACTAGACATGTTGACCCCAATAACTTTTCCTATGGAGTTTATAACAGCTTTTCCTACTGCACCAGAACCTCCACCACCAAAAATTGAAACTTTAGGTGATCCACAGTTTTTAGTAAATGGATCACATCCACCAACCAAACTCTTCATGCCACCAGGTACACCACCTGATAAACCACCTGTCAATGTAGATACTGTACCTGCAACTCCTTGTACTTGACTAATTGCTCCAGTAATATTATCAATGCCAGGAAACATACCACTAAGAGCACCTAATGGATTTTGAGATGCGTCTCCCAATCCACCAAAAGAACTCAATCCACTGGCAAGACTAATCATTCTACCAAAATCTAATTTCTTTTTAGGATCTGCACCTACATTTATTTTCCAATCTAATGGTTCTGGCTCACACTCATTACCTTCACACTCAAGTAAAGCAAGACCTACCTGAGCAATTTTTAATGCTTTACTCATCATGTCTCCAAATGGTGGTAAAGAAATACCACCACCAATGCTTGATATTGAACTTATTGCAGGTCCTATCAAACCTTGAATTTTATCAGTGATACTTGAAATGAGACCGCCAAGAAACTGCTCTGCTGCACAAAGTGGAAACTGAAGTAAGTTACCTATCATTCCCTTCAAAAAATCACCAATAAAATTTTTCAAACCATTTATAACATTCTCTATCAAACAATAAATTCGATCAGTTTGTTTTCTTACTTCTAGATTCTTTATAAGATGTGATGGGTCTAGAAAACTAATTGCCTTACTAACTTGATCATCAACTTCTTTCAACATCTCTTTCCTTGCTTCTCTAATAGTTGCTGAAAATCCACCAGCAATTTTATTAGATGCTTTTGTTATCAATTTATCCATGTCAACTACTCTATTGAGCGTGGGGTCTATATGCTTGTCCTGAAACTTTTCAAGTCCACTTACCTCATCAACAAAAGCTTGGAGAACTTTTGCCACTTCTCCCATTGCACCGCCAGGTGAAATACATTTTTGTGCTACTTCAACAGTCTCTGTTTTGTCATTATAAAATTGATTTATTGTTGGTTTATAACCATGTTTTTTTGCATTTTCTTTGGTTCTTGTATTATACTGATTCGATGATTCACCTTCTTTCTTAACATTGTCACCTTCACCCCCCAGTGAGTCATCATTACTGTTTATCACTCCATACTCACCTGATTTATCTCCATTGGTGAGATCTATCGTTTTATTTGGTTCTATACTCTTGTCAGCAGTGAAAGGGGCAAATCCAGAACTCTTTCCTGATAATACTTTCTCCCAAGTTTTTAGTGGTTCTATAGAAGAATTTGCATGAAATAAACCAAGAACTACGGGTTGTTGTCCCTCCTCACCATCTAAGAAAAATCCAAAAACAGTCTCACCGCCCTGCAATGCAAAACTTGTACCACCTCTATTATGTCCAGAACCGAACTGAGGTGATAGAAGAAAATGAGCCCATGGTAAATCTTCGTCATCAATACCACCCTCTGCTGCTGACTCTGGTGGATGATGACCAAGTATTCTTACTTTTGCTCTATATCCTAATTCTACGTTTTGATTATTTTTATCACGCCATGCGTAATCTGCGGTTACCTGTCCAATGAACCAGTAAAAACCGTCTTTACCTGCAAAATTTATACCAACTTTACTAGATTCAAGCATTAGTCATCATAAACTAGGCATTCTGGTTCGTCTGGGTGAACGTCACAAAATACCTCTAATACATTGGGATCGTGATGATCACCTGCTGCAATTTCATCTTTGTGATGCTCTGCATACTCCTCTAAGTCGTGCAACTCATCTTCTATATGATGTCTTGTGGGTTCAGAGATTGTTGGATCTTTTAGAATCTCTTTGTCCTTTGCGATGTGATCTTCGATTGTTTTCATGTTATTCGTTTGTTTGGAATGAATCTCTAACGAGGGTGAGTCCAGTGTATGATTTATCACCAAACTCATGTGCCAATCTTGCTATCATATAAAGACCAGAGGCAGGGTTTTTACCTTTTCTCGTTGGTTTCTCAATATTTAGCTTAGGAAACTCACAGAAAATAACTTGACCTGCCCTTAGACTCAAGTTCATAGGGACACTAATATTCAACATTTGAGAAAATAATGCCGAATACCTAGCACTCGATTGTGCTTGAAAATTAGCTTGATCTTGCGGAGTTTCTGCATCCTGACCTTCCACAGGAGGTGTCATGGTTGCATTATCAAGGATTCCAAAAGTTATTCTTGAATAAAATTCAGAATATACTGCTGGAATATTTTCTTCATCGTTTGATAGTTTCAGGTATTTCCTGAGACTTTCTGTCAAACTATATTCAGAAAAAATTGGTTCTCTCGTCTGTATATTATAGTAATAATTTGCTGCCCTGTATGCCCCTGTTCTCAATTTTTTCAGCAGATCATGACTTTCTACCCATCTGGGTGCTGACACAAAATAAAAGTTGTTGTTTGGATCTAATGTGCTTTTCTCTGCTGGTAGTACATACTTTATATTATCTTCCTTTTCAGCATCATCAAATATTTTATCAATACTATGGAAATTGTATCCATCTTGTGTCTCAAAAAATAAGTATCCAGAACTCCCTTTTGATGGTTTATCTCCATCTGATGTAGACGGAATTGATTTAGCACACAAATTACCTATCATAAAAAGAGGTCTTCTATAATTACCCGTAAACTCAGTTTCGTTTTTCGTATCATGCACATCCATTCTCTCCGTTATCTCTAACTTATCTTTCAAAATTTTTTTTACAATATCTGATATCTTACCTGTATATTTCTCCCAAACTCTTGTTGTGTGATTTGATACTGCATGTTTTGTTGCAAGAGTTAGTGAAAATAATTCTCTTTTGGTATCTGATGTGTTAGATGATATATTGGTTATGACTAATGGTTCTGTATCTTCATCCCATCTAAATTGTTCCTCTTGACTAGGATGCTCTACAGCTAGGTGCACTGTCATCCCACTTCTAATTGGAAGTTCATTTAGAAATCCATAAGTATCATAACAAAATATCTCAACATGGATACTTGAATCAATAACATCCTCGTAATATTTTATTCCAGCAACTTGTCCCATCAAATTGGTGGGTTGACCACCTCCTGCAGGTATTACATCAAATCTTTTTATGATATGACCAGTAGACCATAGGTACTTTTTTGCCATTATACCGTAAACAATCCCGTCATCTGTGCATATTTAGCGACAACATCGTATGAACTTGCTGGCACAACAACAGTGCGATTAGAACTATCCCCACCACCTGATGATTTTATGATAGTATCAGGATCTCTAGTCATGGCAATTATCGCTGGTCCTAAGTCATCATTAGGCACAATGTCACCACTCACATCAGGCACAAATAATTCCTTTCCTACCTCACCAACAAAGTATGGTGTACCTGCCTCAACTCTACCACCTTCTGCTAATCCAGGTATTTTAACAGATGACGGAATCGACAACGGCATATTCAGGTCTATAAGTTCATCAGGAATATCATCTGATTTTTTAAGTAACTCTTCGATATTTTCTCTAGGAATCCTCTTTTTATTAATTCTTGATTTCTGTTGCAAATTTTTATATCTATTAAGTAATTTACCAACTGGAGATACAGATAATTTCTTGATTTGTCTAGTAGAGGAAGCACCACTTTTTGTAATATAATTATCTGAGAAAAAATCAAAAAATGCCTCCACTGCATCTCGTTGAGCTGCACTTTCTATTTTACCAGTTTTTAGTGCTTCCCTAACTAATTTATCTGGTCTTGAGGCATCACCCAACGCTCCCAATCTATCTCGCATTGCAGCGTTTCCAAGCAAATCATCTAAAAGATCTAGTTGTTCCACTTTTTTGAGTTTGGATTTTGGAGTGCGTATAGAATCCAATACATTATCAATTCTTGTCTGTAATAATTCGTTAGCACCCTGTCTTCTGACCCTTCCTCCTCTAGACACAGCAGGTAAATTAGAATCAAATATTATATCAGGTGTATCTCTAAAAAATTTATTCATTTTAGAGTTTTTACTTATCGATCTTTGTCTGAATATTCTTGTCTTTAAGTTTCTCTTGAATAGAATACGAGCATTTTCTATCTGTTTAGTTTTTTTTGTTATTTCAGATGCTCTCTTAGAAAAATCAAGAAATTTTGATGATTTTCTTAATAATCTAAGTTTAGCAAGTCTCCTTGCTACAAGTCCTGCAGCAGCGACATCTCCAGCAACTGCATCACCAGGAAAAACAATTGCACCAGCAAGTAATCCTAATTCTAAAGTTAGAAAAACAATATCAGCAATTCTACCAGCAGTAAAGAATGGTTGTGTAGGTGCAGTTGTAGGAAAACGTCCTACACCCATAGGACCACCACCACCATCATCATCAGACCTACCAAACTTCTTGAATGTCATCAAGGTAGGTGCAGTATCTTCCTCTAAAGTTCTTAAGGTGCCATCAAATTGATCTAATGCACCTGAGAATAAAGTCTTATCTCCTCTCCTTTTTTGGATAGTTGTTTGTAATTGTCTTCTTGTATCAGAACCTAATCCTGTGAGTGTATCTGCTATATTACCACCTGTAACAGCACCTATACCACTACCAAGCAATCCACCAGCAATAGTTCCCACACCTGGCAATATTGCTGTACCTATTGCAGCACCAATTTTTCCACCAGCAAGAGCACCTGCTAGTCCTCCACCAGCACCAATAGTTGCTTGTGCTAAATTCTGTCCACTACCTATTCTACCTGCAAAATCTAATCCTGTGCCTAATATTGCTAACGGTCCGATTCTACCAAATCTACCAAATCTACCAACACCGCCACCTATTGTGCCACCACCTCTAGGTGTTTTAGGTGGAATACCTCTACGTCCGATACCACCTTGACCAAAACCACGACCTCCACGACCCCTAAATCTTCTTAGAAGTAGTGAACCTCCAAGAAGATTACCTAATATTCCACCACCCTCCTTATCTCTCTTTGATAAAGCATTATATGTTTTATTTCTTTGCTCTATTGATTTCTTTAATAACTCTAAAGTTTTCTTCTCATACGTTCTATTGAGAGAAGATCTTCTACTTATATCTCTTAGTAAAGCATTAGAGGTTCTTTTATTTTTTGTTACTATCGGTGTTAAGTCCATTTATCCAAAGGCAGCGTAAGTTTTTAATGAATATGCAGACTCAAGTTTGTCTATAGATCCTTCAAATATTGTTGACACGTTCACATCTCCTGTAGCATTATTAGGCACTGGTGGAGGGGTGGTCATTTCCTGAATTTTTCCACCTTCATTTATTATGACAGGTTCTGTACTACTTTTATTGGTCTCAACTGGTTCTATTGATTGCTCCTTTTTATTGGGAAACAAATCCATAAAATCCCACCACTGATTTTTACTTGAACTTTTACCATCAATATTTACTTTCTTCTTTTCTACATCAGACAACATATTAGTCAAGTCCAAAATACCAAATTCATCCATTTTTCTTGTTATACTCTCCCCTGCCTCAGCAACAGTGACAAAACCATCTTTGTTATAATCTAAACCTTTATTTGCATCATAAACGTATGGAAAACCTTGATAACCGTCAGTAAATTTATCAAATTTAGTCATCAACTCATAATCATCACTTTCATCTGTATGGAATGGCATCAGAACATTTGTTTTCAATTGACCAACAGTTGGATTATTTGGTAGTTTATTCCTCTCAAAATACTCATCAATAAGATCTACTTGTTGAGCTCTACTCATCTTCAATATTTCATCTGTATTTGTTCCTAAACCCTCTGCAATATGAGGTAAAAACTGCATCAACCCTGCTGCACCTGTGTCTTCATTGAATGCTTTAGGGTCTAATGAAGATTCCGATGCTATCAATCCGAGTAATTCAGCAGGGTTTATCTGTCTCTTTTTAGATAATTTTTTTATTGCCTCAATAAACTCTACATCGTCTCCTATGATATCTTGAGAAGCTCCTGTCAAATCAAAAGTTGATTGATCAGGCAAAACACCACCTTGAGCAATAAACTCATCTAAAGTTCCAGCTTGGGCAGGTGATCCAAAAAATCTATTGAAGAATCCTACCTTTTGTTCAACAGTTTTCTCATCTTCATCAATTTTAGGAACTATTGTTGACTTTTTCTCGACCTCTGCAGTGGGTGCATCAGCAGGTTTTGCACCTTTCATAGGATTTTTTAGAAGTTTTGCTACCTGTTCTTCAGTAGTGTCAAGATTTAGTGTGTTATCACCACCTGAGGTTTTTTCTGGAGTAGTATCTTTCACACTACCCAATATGGCATCTGCTGTTGTGAGTTGTGATCTAAATCTTACAACATCAGGTGCATTAATAGTATCATCCCCTTTTACATTTTCTATAATGCTTTGTCTTCTCCTATTATCTGAGTCATTAGATGCTAAAGCACCTCCTGTCAGCAATAATCCACCAAGAGCTGCTAACCCTAAGATAGCCTTTGCTTTACCACCTCCCAACATTCCAAGTCCACCAGCAACCATTCCACTTCCACGTAATGCTCCACCAGCACCTCCTATAAGTCCTCTTGCAGCTAATATTCCAACCACACCCTGTGCAATCTCTGGTAAAAATGCAGCAGTTCCTAATCCAATACCTTGTGCTGCACCTGCGATATCACCCTGAGCAAGTTCATTTGCAGCAATACCGAATGATGCTAGTCCTACTATCTTACGTAGATCAAAAAGAGCACCAGTCTGAAATCCTTGCTGCTGTTGTATATCTTTTTTGAGCAATTTCTGCTCTTCCTCAAAATATTTACGTCTTGCTCTTATATCACTTTGTATCTCAGATTGGATACTTTTCATGTTATTGTTGAGTTGCTCCATCTCAAGAACAACCCTACCTAAACCTCTTATCTGAGGTCTTTCTACTGGAGTGCCATCCTGCACTCTAACCAACATTCTCTCATAGGCAGAATCCATTCTACGTTCCAAAGGAATCATAGAAGTCTGTGGTTCTATTGCTCTACCAGGAGTTTGCATGCTGTGCTTGTTGTGCTTCTAACTTTTGTTTTTCTAGGAACTTAACGAGATATCCAACATAAACTTCTCTTTCCCAAGGTATCATAGACTCAATATCACTTAGACTCCAGTTATGATGCTGCATCAAAGCAAAATTTGCTTCCATCATAGCATCAATGCTGGTATGATATAACATTATGCGAAAAAATTTGCTAATCCCTCAATTACGACCTCAGATTCTACATCTGTTTTTGGATTAGTGATAGTTCCTTTATACTGTAACTTAGGCATGGTTGCAAAAAATTCTTCAATCTTTTGAAACTGTGCCGAACTTAGTTGTTCAATAAATGACACTAACTCTTTGTTAGTGCAATCACTTGCAGACCATGATTCTTCTGCAGTGTATATTTGATCAATAGAGTCAGCAACTGCTTTGAATGCTTCGCTAATTCTATCTTTATCGTTTCCAGCAATACTAAAATTAGTATCTAGAAATTGTTTCATTGATGGATATTTCATTTTGACAGAAATACCACCATCCAATTCTATCGTGTCAGTGTGTTCATCAGGGACATCTAATTTTATGTCAGATAATGCTATGGTTAATGGAACCTTAGTTTCTCCGTCATCTTGACAAGTCGCTAAAAGTTCAACTTTTTCACCAACAGACTTACCTCTAATATTCAAAAACAAATACTCTAATTCAAAACTGGGTAACTCTTCAACTTTTATTCCACGGGATAAAATACATGACTTTAGAACTTCTTTGATTGTAGCGGTAATATCTTTATCATTACCACTTTCCATCGCAATCAAAAGAGCCTTTTCCTCTTTTACAAGAAATGGTCTGTATTTTACTGTTTTCGATGTAGAAATTAGTTTTAATTCAAATGTAGGTGCTACGACCTTAGGTAATGGCATAGTAATTCACTTCAGTGGCTTTATTTATAGTGCTACGGTGGGTCTACTTGATTTAATTTCTCCTGTTCTAGAAGTTCGTAGAATAGTGTAATTTTCGTACTTAAAGGTAACTGATGTTTTTATTAGTTCTGCTTTACCATATCTTAATGGTGCTGCTATTATGGAAGTGGGAAATGCTTGCTCGATTTTATAAGTTATGCTACTAGGTGTCCTTACATCTGGATCTTTTGTCAATCTATCAGGAGGTCCTATTACATCCTTACTAAATGCAGTTATTTCCATGGGAATTTTATAAAATTCAGGATATGTCATTTTTCTGAAAGAGTTCAATCTATCTTGAACTTTATTTGGAGAGATAAATTCCATCCAAGCATTGAATACATCATTTGTCATATAGTTTTGCTGAGTATACCAAGTAAGTGTAATATCAGGAAACCTCCTAAATGTAGCATAATGTTGAGACATACCCTGTCTTATACCATCAACTGTTGATGTTTGAATATTTGAACCAGGCAAGAGTGCTTCAGAACAATACAAAGCAAGGGAAGATCCTACTGTCTCTTGATTATAGTGCAAATTATGTTGTTCAACATAATTAGATAATTTTGGACTCGCACTAAAATTTATAAACACATCGTAAATATTGTTGAAGGCAGGGACATTACTACCAAACTTCGATCCACTTTCGTATAATTCTGTAGTTGGTAAATAAAATCTTCTTGTACTTACGGCATCTGCTAGTAATCCCATACCTCTCTAAATATAAAGTGCTTAGTTATATACTATGTATGTCATATAAAGGCAAGTTTAGACCAAAGAATCGTAAAAAATATAAGGGCAACTCAAGTGATATTGTTTACAGATCACTTTGGGAACTAAAATTCATGAATTATTGCGACAATAACAAAAACATCATAACATGGTCATCGGAGGAAATAATAATACCATACAGATCACCAATCGACAATAGACCACATAGATATTTTCCAGATTTTTATGTCAAGTACAAAGATGTAAGAGGAAAAATACTTGAAAAGTTAATTGAAGTCAAACCTGCTAAAGAAGTAAAAGAACCAAAAATACAAAAAACAAGAACTAAAAAATATGTTACTGAAGTGATGAAATATGCGGTAAACAATGCAAAATGGGAGGCAGCAAAAGAATTTTGTAAAGATAGAAGATGGAAGTTTCAGATACTAACGGAAAAAGAACTTGGAATTTAGAAACACTTTCCCAAAATCAAAAATTGTAGGTACGCCCTCGCCTGGTCGTTTGATGTTATTTCAATATGGTGCTAAAACTGCAGAAAAACTTAGATATTATGATAGAAATCCTTTATGTTATATTATTGCATCACAAGGAGCAGTATTCTACGGTGTAAACTTACATTACTATGCTCCCGATGAAAGAGAAATGATCATGGAGTGGATAGATGAATCTAATCCAGCAGAACTTCCTAAGGGTTACCATAAATATATAAAATCCTATGTACAATCTCCATATTTAGATATAGCAATGGAAGAATGGCAAACAGCCCTTAATTTACCTATTGAAGAGTTCGTGAGAGATCTCGGAAGTATTGAGATACCCATAAGTAGAGAGAGGATTCAATAATGTCTGAAAAAATATCAATTCTTGACAGTGGTAGAATGACTCAAGAATTTCAATATAATGTCAAGGTTAATGGAAGAAATGTAACAATAAGAGAAAGTATAGATTTAGACGTTCAAAATGGTACTTATGGTAAAACAGATAGAGTAATATACAAAAAAACTGGTCAAGGGGGTAATAATTGGAACTTAGTAAGTCCAGATAGTACAATAGGCGAAGCAATTGCTGCAGATGCAGATGGTGTAAGGGGGAATACTTATAGAAATACCATGACTGATTTAGAAGTATTATCAGGAAAACAAGCATTGAGTAATGTAGTTACTCATCAAAATGCTTTACGTGAATCTGGAATGTTTGATATTGCAAATGGTGATAAATCACATACAGGAACAGAATTTCCAGACAAAACAAAATTTGTCGATAATACCGTAACAGAGGAAGATACTCAAGGTAGTAGTACCACCGTTGCTGGTCTAGCAACAAATACTAAAAAAAATAATAAACCTGTTGAACATCTTTGGTATCCAGATGACTTAACAACAAAACAGGATTATATCCTCATAGAGTCTTTTGAATACACTGCACCTCAAACAGAAGCTCTGAGACAAAATAAGCAGGTTTTAACTTCAGGTTCTTCTAATTCTCCGAATAGATCTGCGAGAAATAAAAGAGGAAGTGGTTTTAATAAAAAAAATCAACAGAAATATAAAAACGTTGATACTCGTTCTCCAGAAACACAAAAAAAGTATGGTTTTGCTAATACTGTCAGTACTGGTTTAGGAAGAGGTCAAAATGCTAATAAAAAAGACTTGAGAGGCACAGTAAAACTACCAATACCAAACGCTATAAAATCAAGCAATGGAGTTGATTGGGGAGAAGCTAGAGTAAACGCTTTAGAAGCAGGTGCCTTTTTAGGAGTTCAAAATCAAATATCAAATGTTCTTGGTGGAAACCAAAATCTAGCAGGTGCTCTAAAATCTGGAGTAGATGGACTCAAAGAAACTTTTGAAAAATTACCAGAAATAGGGAGAGGACAATCTGGACAACTGATATCATCAGTTCTCTCAAGAACTGTGTTACAACAAGTAGGATTGAATGTCGATCCAAGTCAGATGATCGCAAGATCCACTGGCATGGCAATCAACCCAAACTTAGAATTATTATTTTCATCGCCTAAACTTAGAACCTTTACATTTGTATTTCAATTCGCACCCGATACTGAAGAAGATGCCGTGAAAACAAGAAAGATACAAAGATTTTTCAAGCAAGGCATGTTACCCTCAAAGGACACAAGTAGTAATGGTGATAGATTATATCTAGGTTCGCCACACGTATACAGATTATGTTATAAAAATGATGGAAAAAGAATAAAAGGTTTAAATATTTTCAAAATCTGTGCGTTGACATCATGTGAAATTAATTTCACTCCAGAAAATGTGTATCAAGCATACGAAGATTCAAAAGCAATATCAATGCCAGTTAGGAGTTTTATGACTCTTACATTCACAGAGTTGACACCCATATTTCATGATGATTATGAGGATGGAGGTGAAGATCCTAGTTTGTTGGATTTAGGAAGAAATATACAAGGTACAAACAGTATTACAGATCAAGACATAGGATTCTAAAATGGCTTATTTTGACCAACACCCAAACTTAATTCTCCCATCATTTTCTCCGAGTAGAAATTCGAGTAGAGATTCTTATATAACAAAAAATCTTTTCAAGAGAGGTAAAATTAGAGAAGACTTTTTCCAAAATGCAGTTGCTTTTGAGAAATATCTTGTTGTGGGTGACGATAGACCAGATAATGTTGCAGAGGAAATATATGGAGATTCTGAATTAGACTGGGTTGTTCTCATATCTAATAATATATTGAATGTTAGAGATGAGTGGCCTATGAGTCAATATGATTTTCAAAGATATCTCAACAATAAGTACGATGCTGAACAATTAACTCAAATACATCATTATGAGACAAAAGAAGTCAGAGATGATCAGGAGATTCTAATTTTAGAAGCAGGATTGACTGTTGATGCCAATTTTACGTTTAATTACTCACAGGACGGAACTAACTATTCTTTATCTGGTTCAAATATCTTGAATTCATTCACATACTATGATTTTGAGACTAAGAAAAATGACTCGAAAAGAGATATTTTTGTTGTAAGGTCAAATTACCTTGATATGATAATAGAGGATCTAAGAGAAATAATGACATATAAGGACAGTTCTCAATATATCGATAGAAAAACAAAAACAGGAGATAACATAAGAATATAAAAACCTATAGGCAAAAAAATACCCCGAATTTTTTTTCGGGGTATTTTGAAACTAAAAGTCGATTTTGCCTGTATATATTACTCTTCTGCTAGACGCTGGAAGTATGACAGTGCATCGTCATCACTTGCACTACCAGCAGGAACTGCCACTGGTTCAGGTTTTGCAGTGACTATTTCTTCCTCTTCATCAGCGACCTCAGGTGCAACATTTGGTCTGGTAGCATTTAGCACTTGGTCTAAACGTTTCTGCAATTCATCATATGATTTGAATTGATCAGCAGCAGTAAACTCAGAGAGTGAGTACTGCTTCTTCCACAATGCTTCTAATGCATCATCATCTTCCAGTAGAGCACCAGTAGCAGCAAATTCACTACTATCGTAATTGCGATATCCCGCCACATTTTTTGCTTTTAATTTGAAGTTTGCACCTGCCCAGAAATCGAATGGATCGATTGCTTCCTCATCTTCAAATTCAGGTTGCATTGCTGCAGTAATCTTATCGAAGATTTTTTTACCAAACTTGTATAAAAATACCTTACCCTCATTCTGTGGGTTAGTTGGATCTTTTACAACATAGATGTTGCTGATGTAACTAAGCTTACGCTTTTGCTTACGTGCTAGATCCTTGTCAGCATCATTCCCACTGTTCCAAAGTAATCTGTTGTACTCAGAGACAGGATCTTTACCACCAAGAGTAGTAAGACTATTCTCAATGTACCAACCACCTGGTCCTTGAAATGCATGTGACCATACCTTTGCCCAAGGTAACTCCTCACCCTCTGGTGCAGGTAGGAAGCGAATAACGGCATAACCGTTACCTGCCTTGTCTACTTCCAATTTCCATAGCCTTTCGTCAGCACCGCCAGTGCCTCCCTTGTTCATTTTTTCTATCTCGGTGGTTAGTTTGGAAGTAAGACTCCCCATGCGAGATTGTTTTTTTAGATTAGCGAATGTCATAAATTTGACTCGTAGTATTCGTCGTATTGAATAGATTGGTGGATTAACACCCTGCATACGCAAGAGTAGTATAGTATACTATT